GACCGGCAGTTTGGGCTTTTCACATATATGGTGTGCGAATGTGGGTTGACTGACTGATCGTGGGCCGCGTGCGAAAAAAAAAAGCGAATGCGCGGGAGCATAGACACGAGACGGCTGAAATCGCGGGGGAAAGGAAATCGGGCGCGACTGAGGCGGCGCCGGCGCGGGGCGCGAATGGTCGCGTGGGGAAGAGCGTCCGCCCCGGAGGGACGGTTTCGGGCGGCGCGGCGGTTTCAGATGACGACCTGGCGGCAGGATGGTTTCCGCTTTGGCTGGTCGCGGCGGCGTTCGGGGTCACGAGGCAGGGATTTCACGATATCGTCCGGCCGCTGATCTCCGCGGCGGACGTGCGCGGAGCCGGGGAACGCGGAACGAAGGTGCGGTGCCGGGGGGCGATCGACGCCTGGGTGGGCCATAAGCTCGGGATGTCGGAGGATCCCGACGCGGCGGCACTGTTCGGCGGAAGCCAGTCGCCGGCCTTGGAGGAGTGGCGGAAATACAAGGCGGGGCAGGAAAAGATCAAGCTCGACCTGATGCGGAAAATGGCGTTCCCGCGCGAGCAGCTTGAGCCGGCGCTGGGGGCGTTCGCCGCCGCGCTGAGGCGAGCCGGCGAGACGTTGCAGCGGCAATACGGCGACGACGCGGCTTCGGTGCTGAATGACGCGCTGAATGAAGCCGTCGGAAGCTGGGAAAAGCTCCTGAAGGATTCGCAGTGAATCAGGGAGATCCAGCTTCAACGCCGCAGGCGAGGCTGGATGTCGAGACGTTCGACGTGTTGGTCTCGATGGTGGACCAGGTCCGCGTCAAGGCGCGGCGGCCGATCCTGCAGTTCGCCGAGGAGGAGATCGTCATCCCCTCCGGACCGTTCGAGGGGAGAAAGTTTTCGGGCAGGCGCAATCCGGTCATCGCGCTCTGGCTGACGGCGCTTCAGACGTCGATCGAGAACGGTTGGCGGCGGCACTGCGCGACCGGGCCGCAGCAGTCCGGCAAGACGCTGGGATGCTTCGTCATCCCAATCATGTACCACCTGTTCGAGCTGCGGCAGACGACCGTCGTCGGCGTGCCGACGTTGGATATTGCCTCGGACAAGTGGCTGGAAGATTTGCTGCCGGCGATCAACGCCAGCCGGTATCACGATCTCTTGCCGCGATTCGGCCCCGGCAGCCGCGGCGGCGTCGTCGACAGCCGCGTGCAGTTCGGCAATGGCGTGACGCTGAGGTTCATGACCGGCGGGGGCGACGACAAATCGCGAGCGAATTTTACCGCCCAGGTCCTGGCGGTGACTGAGACGGACGGAATGGACGAGGCGGGGTCGGCGTCACGGGAATCGGACCCGATCAGCCAGCTCGAGGGGCGAACGCGGGCCTTCGGCGACCGCGCCAAGATCTACCTCGAGTGCACAATCTCGACGGAAGAGGGTCGCACCTGGCAGGAAATCAAAAACGGCACCGATAGCCGCGTGGCGATCCAGTGCCCGCACTGCCGGCATTATGTGACGCCCGAACGCGAGCACTTGGTCGGCTGGAAGGAGGGGACCGACGTTCTCGATGCCGGCGAGAAAACGCGGGTCTGCTGCCCGGATTGCGGCGTGCTCTGGGATGAAAAGGACCGGATTGCGGCGAACCAGGAGCCGGTGCTGGTTCACAAGGGGCAGTCGGTCGATATTCACGGCCGCGTCACCGGCGCTGCGCCGCGGACTGACACGCTGGGCTTCCGCTGGAATTGTTTGAACAACCTGCTGCAGCCGATGACGATCGTCGGACAGGAGGAATGGCGGGCCTCACGGGACTCTGACGAGGACAACGCCGAGAAGCGGATGCGGCAATTCTTTTGGGCGATGCCGCACCAGGGCAAATCCAAGGACTTGTCGAACCTGAACGCGGAAATGGTCGCCCGGCGGAGCACGCCGGACATCAAGGGCTTTGTTCCCGCCGGGGCGACGCAGATCACGATCGGCGTCGACGTCGGCAAATGGGGCTGCCATTGGGTGGCGATCGCCTGGAAGCCTGGCGCGACGCCCCACATTGCCCAATACGGCGAATTCAGCGTCGCCAGCCGCGAAATGGGGATCGAGGCGGCAATCCTGGAAGCGCTGGAGGAGTTCCGCGACACCGTCTGCGCCGCCGGCTGGATGACCGCCGACGGCAGGCGTCTCCTGCCGGTCGCCGGACTCGCGGACGCCCGGTACAAGCCGGCCGCGGTTTACCGGTTCGCCGAAGAGAGCCGAGGGCTGTTCCTGCCGAGCATGGGATTCGGCATAGGACAGGACGAGGGCGTCTACCGGCCGAAAAAAGAAGTCGACAAATCATGCTCCTGGGTCGGCGAGAATTATCACCTAACGATCATCAAGGATTGCCGGGTGCCGCGCGCTGACGTCAATGTCGACGAATGGAAGGCGTGGGTGCATGCGCGCTGGGAAACGGGGATCGGGCAACCGGGGGCGATGACGCTTTATCAGGCCCCGCCGCGTGAACATCTGAATTTCGCCAAGATGCAGGTGGCGGAGCGGCAGGTTGAGGAATATCAGGCCGGCAAGGGGATGGTCCGCCGCTGGCATGTGATCACGCGGCGGAATCACTTTTTCGACGCCACGGTCTATGCCTGCGTGGCGGGGCACCTGGCGGGGCAGCGGTTGATGAAGGAGTCGGATCCGCCGCCGCGGCCGTCCGGAGCGAACAGGCCCCGCGTGATCGTGAGCGACTTTGTTAGGAACGGTTGACAATGTCATTGAGTGACCAAGCCCTCTTATCGCAAATCGAGTCGTCGATTCAATACATCCTAAACGGCAACGTGGAGGAGTACGACGTCGAGGAGCGCCGCGTCGCGTACCTCAAGCTCGACGTGCTGATGGAGCAGCGTCGCAAGCTGCAGTGCTCGATCAACCGCCAGCAGCGCGGGATTTTCGCCGTTGGGGAATTTCGCGGGACCCGGAAATCGAATCGGTCATGAAAACAAATCACCAACCCGCTTCTGGCGAGCTGGCCAAGGGTCGATTGGTCAAAAAACCGCTCGGCCTGGAGGAGTTCCGCAAAAATATTGCGGACGTGCTGCGCAAGTCGCCACCCAGGAAGGCCACCCGGAGAGATAAAGGCCCCATTCGGCTATGAAAATTAATTTTGGGAGCCTGCTTGATTCGGCGATCGAGCCGTTCTTTCCGCAATGGGCGGTTAGAAGGGCGGCGGCGCGGTATCGATTCAATGCCTTCAAGGAATTCGATAAAAAGCAGCATCAGCAGCTCAGCGTCTTTGAGGCGGCGAAATATGACCGGACGAACCGGGACTGGATGCCGAGGCGCGGGTCGGCCGATCAGGCGATCCTCGGCGATTATGCGACGCTTTTGGTTCGAGCCAGGGCCCTGCAGCGCGACAATTGGGCGACGGCGTCGCTGCTGGACACCTTCGGCCGGAACGTCTGGGGTCGCGGGATCCTGCCGATCAGCGCGGCGCGAAAGCCATGGGGAGGAAGCGGCGAGCGAGAGGAGCTGCGCGACTTCAACGAACGAAAGGACGAACTGTTCGGCCTGCATTGGAGCAGGCGGAGAAAGCACTGCGACGTCACGCGCAAGCAGAGTTTCTGGGCCAAGGGGTTCATGGCCGTACAGGAGATGGTCTGCGTCGGCGAGCATTTTGTGGCATGGTCTTATTCGCCGAACCCTGAATCGGTCGGGCTGCAGCTTCAGAGCTTTGAGCCGGAACAATTGAATATCTTCAAGATCCAGGAGGCCAGCACGGGAAACTACGTGCGGCTGGGGATTGAAGTGAACGATATCGGCGCGACGGTCGCTTACCACTTTTACAGACGGCCGCTGAACGACTGGTTTCCGTTCCTGCCGGCATCCGTCTCCGGAAGCATCTTTGAGGAGTCAGAGCGCATCCCAGCCGAGCGGATGATGCATCTGATGATCCAGCGCCGCACGCAGCAGAGCCACGGATACACATGGCTGGCGCCGATCATGAGCAAGCTGCGGAACTGCAACACCGTCGAGGATGCGATGATCCTGGCCTCGAAGGTGGAGGCGTCGATCGCCATCGGCATCGAGCGCGAGGACGCCGGCACCGGGAATCCATTCCAGGCCACCAGCCTGCCGCCGCGTGAAGATGAACTGACGGACAGCGCGGGCAACCCGCTGGGAATCGAGACCACGCCGGATACGGTGACGCGCGACGGCGGCCGCCAGTGGCCGATTGAGCCGACGCTGATCTTTGATGGCCGCCCCGGGGAAAAGCTGCAATTCCCGGATCGAAAAACTCCCGGCGCGCAGTACGAAAATTTCATGAAATTGAACTGGCGATCGAGCGCTGCCGGCGTGGGCGCCAGCTACGACGAGATGGCCCGCGACTTCGACCAGGGCAATTATTCCTCGAAGCGGCAAAATGCCATTGAGGGTCGCCGCGGCTACTCCGTGATACAGGATCGAGTCGTCGAGGAATACGTGCAGCCGGTCAACGAGCTGTTCACGCAGTTTGCCATTCTGGAAGACAACATTACGCCGGGCCGGTGGGGGCTCGGCGTAACGATGACGCAGTACCTTGCCGATCCGTTTTCCTTTGCCGAAGCGGAATATGTGCCGGATGGGTTTGAGAACATCGACGCCCTCAAGGAAGCCAGCGGCGACTCGATCAACCTAGACAAGCGTCTGGACACCCGCAAGCGAATCATTGCCCGCAGGTATGGTGCGAACTGGCGGCGCGTGTTCCAGCAGATCGCCGACGAACAAAAAGAGGCGGCACGGGTGAACATTACGCTGCCGGATGTCGAGCCGATCGCGCCGAGAACGAGCGGCGATGAACCGCCGAATGGAGAAAACGAGGGGGAGGACGATTCGCAAAATCCTCCAAAGCCTGGAAAAAATCCCAAGAAAAAGAATGGAGCTCATTATCCACGGTCGTTTTCCGATCGCGTCATTGATCTGGCCGTCGAGCAAAGCATTCGAGGTTAAAGATGCCTGAAACCACCACAAACCCGGCGGTCAAGCTGCGCACGCCGGCCGGCCCCATCTCACTTCGATCCAAAAAGGCGTTCAGCTCGCCGAAGCTGGAGGTCGACCGGGAAAACCGGGTGATGAAGAACGTGTCGATCATCAGCGCGGGCCCGGCGCTGGGGCACGATTTTCTGGTCGACGCCAAGATGCTCGGCCAGGTCGTTGAGAAGGTCAACGCGAAGCCGAAAGGGATTAAAAGCCGCCTGACACACCCAGGGATCCCGGACTGCGGCGGCAAGGACGGCATCGAGACCACGATGGGTCGCGTCAAAAACGCCCGCCTGGAAGACGACCAGGTGATGGGCGACGTCCAGTTCAGTAAGTTCGCCAGCAAGAACCCCGCCGGCGACTTACCGGATTATGTGATGTCGATCGCGGAGGAGGACCCGGAAATCTGCGGGCTGTCGATCGTCTTCGACCCCGATGAATTCGAAGAGGCGATCAACCCTGACTGGGAAGACGGCGACCCGGAGGACGAAAAGACGTTTCAGCTCGGCCGCGTCAAGGACGTCTCAGCGGCCGATTTTGTCGGCGATCCCGCGGCCAACGCCGGCGGACTCAGTTCGGCGTGGCTGCTGAGCCATCTGCCGGTGGGCGTTCTGAGCCGGATGCCGCGATCCTTTCTGGACCGCTGGGTCGAATCGCTGCTTTCTTTAACCCATAACCCGCCTGCTCCGGAAAAACCGGCGCCGGCCATTACTTTTTCAGGAGTTCCGAACATGGATCCGAAACTGCTTGCTTTGCTCGTCGCAATCGGTCTTTCCGCCAACCCGACGGTGGAGCAGGCCAAGGCGTATTTGGCGGGGCTGAACTCGCAGCAGAAAACGATGCTGCGGAAACTTTGCGAGGGAGCGGCGGTGCCGATTCCTTCGGAGGCGATTGAAACGCCGGCGCCTTCGACAACGCAAATTGTGCCAAAGCAGGAGCTCAGCGCTGACGATCAGCTCGTCGCCGCACAAGCCGCCTTGGGCGAGAGGCTCAAGCGCCTGGCGGCGGTCTACGGGCTCGACGACCAGTGGACCAAGCAGATGCTGGCCAAGGGGGTCGATATGACAACGGCGCTGCTGGAAGCCCAGAAGGCGCTGGCCGAAAAGAACAAGTCCATCAAGGTGCCGATCGGCGTCGGCGCGGACAACGCGGTGACGGGGCTCAATGAGGCGATCAGCGATGCGATCATTCTCCGCAGCCGCAGCGATGCCCATTTCTACGAAATTCACCCCAAGCTGGCCGATCGGATCAGCCCCAAGGAAGGGCAACTTAAGCGCGATGCCTTGAAACGGCCGATTCCACGTGAGCCGTCGGCGCGGGCCCACGAGTTCGTCGGGCTGCGGTTGACCGACATGGTCCGGGTTTATTTCTCGACCCTTGGTCTGGACGTCAATTCGATGGGGCCGGTGCAGCTCGCCACGCTGGCATTCGACCGCCCGCGGTTGCATGGCCTGTTTTCCGCCCGCGGCATCGGACTTGCGGAAGGCATCGGCGATTTGCCGGGCGTGCTGGTGGATGCGATCAACAAATCGCTGCGCATTGCCTATGCGGAAACCGAGAGCACCTGGGAGATGTGGTGCCGGCGAAGCACGGCCGTCGACTTCAAGAACATCCACCGCGTCCAGTTGTCGGCGGCGCCCAGCCTGCTTGCCGTGCCGACCGGCGGTGAGTTCACGCGCGGGATCTTCAAGGATGCCGATCAACAGACGGCTCTTCAGGTGTATGGAAAGATCATCGGGCTCTATCGCCAGACGCTGATCAACGACGACACCGACGCATTCGGCCGGATCCCGATGCTGATCGGGTCCGCCTGCCGGCGTTTGGAAAATGACCTCGTCTATAACCTTTTCCTGCTCAATAGCGGGAATGGCCCTACGATGGCCGAGGATGCCAATCCGCTATTCAATGCGGCGCACAGCAATCTCGCCGGCTCCGGCCTGGCGTTGAATGTGGCATCGCTGGGCGCGGCCAAGGCGGCGATGCGGAAACAGCAGGCGATCAATCCGGATAAGAAGACCAAGGCTCGATTGAACTTGATTCCCCGCGCGCTGCTGGTGCCCGCGGAACTGGAGACAATCGCGGACCAACTTACCGGTTCGGATACGCTGATCGTGAACAATACGTCCTCCGGAACATCGCAGAGCCAGGGAGATAAGAACCCGGTTAAGAAATGGAATCTACAGACGGTTGTCGAGCCGCGTCTATCCGATCAAAGCGCGGTTTCCTGGTATCTCGCCGCCAGCCCGTCTCAAATCGACACCTGCGAAATGATTTTCCTGGAGGGCGAACCCGAGCCGGTGCTGCTGGAGCGCGACGGCTGGAACATCGACGGCCGCGATTACAAATACCGGCATACCCTGCAACCGGTCTTCATCGACTTCCGCGGGATGTACAAGAACCCCGGCGCCTAATCCGCTTCCTCTCCAACCAGAACTGAATGCCGTTTTGTTGGTCCGGCGGCCGAGCGCTTTTGGCGACCGGCTGATGATCCAACGCTTGATTTCACCGAAAGGAATTCGTCATGCTTACTTTCCGCCAAAAAGGGCGCGTCATGCCCTATACGAACCCGTCGAGCAGCGTGGCGATCGCCAGCAGCTCGGTCGTGGTCATCACCGCCGGCGTCCGCGGCTGCATCGGCGTCGCGACGGATACGATCGCGCCGTCGGCGCCTGGTGAACTTTCCGTCGAAGGCGTCCATGAACTCGCCGCCAATTCGGGCTCAAGTTATGGCGAGACCGGCGTCCAGAACCAGGCGATCTACTGGGACGCCGTCAACTTCTGGCTGACGGTGACCTATAACAGCAATTGCACGTTGGCCGGATCGCTCTTTTTGCCGAAGAATTCCGGAGATCAGACGGCATGGGTCAAGCTTCGCGGGCTTTACGCACCTTCCGGACTGCAGGCGGCGGCGCCGACCTACGCGTCGCTCACCGACAACAGCGGCGGGACGGCGATTGCGCCGGTTTCCGGCGTCGGCACATTGCCGGCGATCGTGACGCAGACGGTGACGATCCCGGTGAACCTGTCGGAATTGACGGCGGCGACGACGCTGAACATCGATCCCGGCTTCAACGGGAAGATCGCGGCGATTAATTTCCGGGTCGGGGCGAAACCGGCGTCGACGGCTTCGAAGGCGGCGACTTTAACTGTGGGTGTCGCCGGCACGCCGGCAACCGGCGGAGTCGTCGCGCTCACCACGGCGGCTTGCAATGCCGTCGGCGCGCAGGTGGCCGGTAGCGCCATTACGGCCGGCAATTCCTTCACCGCTTCCCAGGCGGTCGACGTGGCGATCTCGGCGGTGACGGCGTTCGTCGAGGGCGACGGGTTCATCGAGCTGACTCTGATCAATACCGATCTACTGAACGAGATCTCTACGCTGACGGCGGCGATCAATAATCTGACATCGATCCTGACGGCGGCGGGTGAGGTGATCTAAGCCTATGTCATTGGCTGAAAACATCGTCTCCGATGCCAACAAGGTTTTTCTGAACCCATCGGAATTTGCCGAGAGCGTCACGGTCCTGGAGCCTGGCGAATCACCGCGGCCGATTGCGGCGATCGTGATCCGGCGGCCGGCCGGCGAGATCGCGCCGGGATGGCGGATCGGACAGACCACGTTCAAATTCCGCGTCAGGGTCTGCAATGATCCCGTGCTGGGGATCGATCCGCCGGCGATGGACCGCGGCACCTGGCAGCTCGGGATTGCGACGAAAGTCGGCGGCACTGTCGAGAACCGCCAGATCGTGGCGACGCTGGACCAGGATGCCGGGATGACGTTGCTGGCGTGCGATTGATCGCGGATCGTGGAGCGTTATGGCGGCGACATCGATCACCGAACAGATCGCGGCGAACCTGTTCTCCGCGGCGTCGGCGATCAATGGGACGGGCAAATATACCAATTCCCTGACCGTCAAGCGGAGCCTTCCGCTGCCGCAATCGCCGGCGGACAAGCTCGTGATGCTGATCCAGGGGACGCCGCTGCCGCTGGCGGCGCCCTGGGGAATCGTCGCCCAGAAGCTGCGATTTACCTATGTCTTCTACGCCAGAGCGCCCGAGGCGTCGACGACGGCGATCGATACCTATCTGAACTCGATCGCCACGGACATCAACCTGGCGGTCATGGCCGATCCGAGGCGCGGCGGACTGGTTGACGTCGACACCGTCGCGCTCCCGGCGCAAATGTTCCGGGGGACGTCGCCGGGGTTGTTCATCGGCATCGTACCGCTGGAGATCGAAAGCCGCACGCTGCTGGGCGATCCGACGACCAAGGCGCCGGCGTCGGGGAATGAGCTGTTCTGGCAAGGCGGAGCGGAACTGCATTATGCGCAATATTTCGCCGGTGGGGCGCTGGGGCCGTGGCGGCGGTGGGCTGATCTGAAAATCGCGCCGATCGTCGCGGTGAAGACCGACGAGGCCAAGGGCGATCGCGACGGGCTGCAGCGGCCCGTGAGCGAAGAGGCGATCAACTGGAACCAGAAATACCGGCTGGAAACACAGGATTTTTCTCCGGCGGCGCTGGCGCTTTTTTATGGCGCCGGAGGCGTAGCGGCGTTCAATCAGTCCGGATCTCCGCTGGTCGCGGTGCCGCACCTGGTCGCCGGCGTCGATTCGGTCTTGCCGCTGACGGACGCCAACGAGAACCCGCTCTGGAACGTGCAGAGCATTCAAACGATCACCGACTCCGCCGGCGAAATCATTTACAACGCCGGCACGGATTTCATTGTCAACGCCTCGCTGCTGCAGAAGGGACTGATTCAGATTCCTCCGGGCTCGTCGATTCCGCCGCAAAGCGTGGTGCTGATCTCGATGACCCCGGCGGCGATCAACGGCCAGCGAGTGATGAACGCGCAGGAGACGGGGCATACGCGATACCGCGCCCGGATCGTCTGGACCGCCAGCGGCGGATTGATGCAGGTGCATGGTCCAATGGACCTCTCGATTGTGCCGTGCGCGGGCGATCGCGACGGCATCGGGTACTCGATGAACAAATTCGACCTGTTGGTGCTCGATGACGGCAGCGATACGCCGGCGGGGCAGATCGTGCTGCCGACCGGGGTGATGCCGGCGGTCGGAAACTGAACCTCAGATTTCAGATTTGAAATTTCAAATTCGTTTTTAAGGGAGTTTTGCCATGGATAATCGTCCGCAGACCAATAAAGACGGCTTGGCGTTCATGTTCCTACAGGATCCGTTCACTTCCGGGGGCGTGACGACGGTTTTCCCATGGGCGGACATCGGGCCAATCGAACAGCGGACCGCTAAGATCGACCCTAAGGAAGAGCAGATCCTAGACGATCGCGATGGAACACTGCAAACGACGGACGTCGTCCAGAATGCGTTCGATCCGTCTTGGGAGTTGACAACGCCGAATAGCAATGAGCAGATGAAGGCGTTTTATTACCGTGCGCTGCCGCCGACGTCGCTGGCCCGAACCGGAACGGCCCATACGGCCGTCGCCAACGTCTTTTCGGCCGGCTCGCCCTGCAAGATTCTCGATGCTTCGGGAAATCCTGTAGCAATGGTAGCAAGCATCCAGCAGGTCGAACTCACGGCGGGATCGGTCGTTCTCGTCAAGGGCGTCGATTTTAACTATACCCAGGGAGATCTGGATCGTGGGTTCATCTACTTCC